ACCTAACATACCAGTCATTACTTCTTCAGGTAAACGATTATGTGGGTCGTTTCCTTTATCTATAATGGTTATCAATTCACCAGGATAGCCATTATCAACTAACTTTGTAGCAGCGTTGATTCCTGCAACACCTGCACCTACGATTACTATTTTTTTATTCATATTTGTAAAGATAATTAAATTTTTTTGATTTACCAAAAAGAGAGTGGCGCACCTTTTGGGTGCGCCACAGCTGCATAATATTATTCGATGCGACAGGCTATGAATCTGTCTATATGTTTATTTTAATTTGCTCAGAATTGCTAAATTGCTTTTTACTAAATTTAACTTTTTAACTCCTGATCTTTTAGACCTCATTGGTCTTGGTTTTTTAGCTTTTGTTCCCATATTATATTTCTTTTGTTGATGGTCTAGTTGCAATTGGGTAAATACCTAATCTACAATTTTTAATACCTAAATCGTTTCTACCTTCACGATACGTAGCCATTAAGTATGGTGTATATCCTTCTCCTGGTATTGTTGGGTTATAAATGTCGTGTTCGCTTTTTAAATCATATAAACCATCTTTAATTGGTTCTAATCTTAAATTACCTTGCATCAATATTTGAACGTTGTTTTCGTTAAAATCTCCACCGTAATTAAGACCGTATATTGATTTAAGTGCTAATTCTTGATCCTTAACTATTCTTCTAAATCCACCACCACGAAGCATTTCTGTTTCACCTGCTTTAGCAATTTGTTTTTTAACTGCATTAGCGAATGATATTACTTCTTTGTTAGTGCTAAAATCTTTAGCTACGCCTCCATATTGTTGGAAGTTTTTAGCAGTACAACAATCTTTATGTGAAATGAAAACAACAGGTTTATCATTTGAATTTTTCAATGCTAAATCTGCTTTAGGGGTGCCCGGTACTTTATATCCTGATACTATGTCCTTATAAATTTTTTTACCTACTTTAACATTAACAGGACCTAATTCTTGAAGTTGTTGATTTAAACCAGCTAATGCTTCTTCTTCAATATGAGTACCAGAACCAGTTCCTGTACCGCCAAAATCTTTAGTTTTTTCAAACTTACTTAATGAATAGCCGTTACCTTTAGTATCAACTAGTTTCATTCCACCCAATAAAGCGTATTTTTTATTTTTTAAAGCATCTACTGCTTCTTTATTTTTCTTAGGATCAATTACTACTTCTTCACCACTTAATAATTTAAATGGTTCTTTCTTAATAATCTTATTTAAAAATACTTCACCTCTATCACCACCACTTCTAGAAGGTTTCATAAGTGTTTTGACACTTATTGAACTTGCTTCTAATATTAATTTAATTTTTTTCTTTATAGATTCTGTTACTGGTTCCTCTTCTGCTGGTGCTTCTTCTTCTGCTGGTGCTTCTTCTTCACCACCTTCATCGCTGGTTGGTGCTTCAGCACTTGTAGCTTCATCAGGTCCTTGAGAACCTGGAGGTCTGCCTAATTCTAATAATTGAGCAATAGCTAGAGTTGCACTTTCTTCTTCATTTAAATTAAGTAAATAATATCTTTTACCTACTATTTTAGCAATCCAAGATTTAGGACCATATATTAAGAAAAACATTTGTCCGTTGTGTAACAAAATTTTAAATGTTGTAGGTTTTGGAGCTACAACAAATACACCTGTAACGTAATCGCGAAAGTGATCTGTAAGTAAATCTGATAGAGTATCAGTTAATGAAGGATATTTGTTTAAAATATACTCCATAGGGTTAGATTCAAACGAAATAACTTCTTCGGCTTGTTCCTTAACGAAATCATTTGCTTCGTTACTAACTATGCCTCTTAGTTTTTGAACACTTTCTTTTGATAATTTAAATTTCATTAATATCTTAATTGAGATAATGAATCAATAGTTCTATCTAAATATCTTTGTACGCCTGAACCTTTAGGAGCGTATTTGTTATATATATCTAATGCTCTAGTTTGATCCATATTTTGAGCTAATCTTAGTAATCTACGGTTTGTGTTTATCATATTATCATATGCTCTATTATCATCACTCATTTCAGCATACCAATCATAACGTTGCATAATTTTATCAAATTCTTGTTCTGCCATTTCGGGAGTGATATTATCAACCATATTATCTTCATTCAATGCATCGTTCTTATCTTCATGATAATTAGTATTTGCTTGATTAATGAAGTTTTGTGATTGTGAAATATGATCTTGAATCCATCCGGGAATATCTCTTTCTTGTCCTCCAATCTTCATTTTCAATTGTTGGGCATTCATTATTATATCATCCAATAAATTAATAGCCATTCCTACTTCATGATCTTCTTTAATATTCTTAGAAATAGCATCACGTTTTGCTTGAAGATACTTATCTGATTTATCTGTATCTCCATCATTATCAATATCAGAATCTTCTTTGCCTACTGGATCTAAACCTTCAGCATATCCTAATCTTTTAATTCTATCTTTAACAAATAAAGCAGCTTGTGCTACTGGATAGTCAAATTTTTTAGCAATACCTTGTAAGAAACGTAGTACTAATTTATCACCTTCTGGGTTATTTGAATTAGCTGATGTAAACATTGCTTCATCTATATTAATAAAATCATCTTTACCTGGTTTAACGCGATTTAAAAGTTCTTCAGCTTTAGCTAAATCACCTATACGAATTAATTGATGAATTTTATCATGGAAAGCATCAGAAATAGCTTTAGCCATTTTTAATTTATATAAATCACGAGATAAAATATCTACTTTACCTATTGCGTCTTCTTTAACTGATTTAATTCTGATTTTCATTATGCTCCTATTAATTTAGTGATGTATTGTTTTACTTCACCACCTTTAACAGCTGATAATGCTGCTTCTAAAGTAGCAAGTGATAATTCTTTTGATTGAAGTGCTTTTACAGCAGTAGCTCCTGAAGCAACCATCATAACGGCTACAATAACATGGAAAATAGCGTTTGCTACTTTCTTAGATTTTTCAGGATCTTTAATAAACTTTCTTGTTAATAACTCAATAGGTTTAATATATAGATGATGTAATTCATCTGCTACTCTTCCTAATTGTTGGAAGTATTTTTCTGAACTACTTTGATCTGTAGGTTTTTTACCTGCTATTTTTTGCCAAGCAACAGTTGCACCTTTACCTAAACGAGCTATAATGCCCAGAATAGCGGGAAGTGCAAGTAGTAAACTTGCAGTTGTTAACAAACCTTCTTGCTTTTGGTCAGCAGCATCTTCTAATGCGTCTTCAATACCATTAATAGCAGAGGCAAAATCATCTTTTAAATCGTTTACTACAGCATCAACTTTTTGATCTGTTTCAACTTCGAGTAGTATATCTTTTAATTTCATCATTTTGTTTTTCCCCAGGTTTTACCTTTACCTGGGCGTTTACATTGTGAGGGTGTGGGACGACATGAAGGATACTTAGCACGCTTTTCTCCTTTTTTACGTCCACAGGGTTTACATTTCTTTTTACCATCTACTTCACGACAAGTATTACAATCTACCCAACCTCCACTACTTCCTGGTGCACCTTGTCTATCAAACCACTTACGTAAAGTTTCTTTTTCTTGTAAAGCTACTTCAGATTTTAATCCTTTCCAAATATCACCTTTACGGCAGCGAACAATTGCTCCTGATTTATATGCTGATGGTTTGTCATAGCGTCTATTTGCTATTCTTTGGCATCTGTCCTCGTTAAGGACTTCACATAGTATATCAGCTAGTTTTATCATTCTACGATATATAAATATATTACGCTAATAAAGCATGATATTCTTTAAAATGTTTAATACGATCAGCAAGACCAATTGTACCACCATTAACACGTTTTGTAATTTTAGTTACAACAGCGTCAGTAGCACCTTCGTCAGCTATTTTATGCAAACCATTCTTAGAAAAGAACCAAGCTGCTGATAATAAAGCATATTTGTCTGCTACTACTGTTGGGTTAGCTGCAATATCTTCATTAATTGATTTACCAAATGCTGTGTAGTTATCTTTACCAGTTAATTGAATATAACCACGTCCACAGAATTTAGCACCGTCACCAGATGATTCAGGGCCATTACCCATTCTATTACCATACACTAAGTTAGCAATTTTTTCTGGTTTGCGTGCGTATTCATTTGCTTTAGCTTCAGTTGGGAAATATTTTTTAAATATACCCATCAAACCTTTAGCTGAATAGTTTAAGTTTTCTTTAGTTAGTCTAAATCCACCACTTTCATGTCCACATTGGGCTAAAAAGTGTGCTAAACGTAGCGGAGTATTGATTTGGAATTTATCCATAACCCCAGGAATTTGTTCGATTACCTTGTCAGGCACGTGGCCTTTTAATTTAGTTAAGTCCATTAGTCTTTAATTTTTAATTGTTCAATTTCATTTTTTCTATTGATGTATTTGTCAACAGAAGCAATACCGAAAGCACCTAAAGTAATTACTAGGAAGCCATCGAAAATAAATTCATTGATTAATAATTCTTTACCTAACCATCCTGTGATTAAGTCTACTAACAGAGCGATTACCATACAAATAAATGATAGGAATCCAACTACTGATTTTTCGTTGATGTCGTTGTTGTCTTTGAACAAGTCTTTAATAAAGCTCATAATTTATATATTTTTATACGCAACTTGCCCGTTCCCTTGATGGTTCGGTGCCATTCATGTTTTGGTATAAATATGGGCTTGTTCATGGAGGCTGGCAGTTGGTTTTCTAGTTGTATAGACCAATCTGTATCTCCTATTATTTCAATTAAGCGATCTTCATCATCGCGATGCCAAAGAAGTTCAATGGGGTCTATATCCTCATTGAACTCTCTTATAATATATTCGTCTGTGACTTCTAAATCGATGTATGGCTTACCAGTATCCACTAAATGATGTTTTAAAACCTAATAGTTTAGCATATCTTGGTAATCTACATGACCAATATGATGCTTTTGTTCTATCTTTCTTTTGAGGACAATTATGACGCTTAGAAAACGCCTGTCTTGCCTTCGGATTATTTAATTTTGCACGTAATCCTGTTGTATCACCAAATGATACCTTTTTAATTTTCTTTGTCTTAGGATTTTTAACGTAAACATAGAATTTTTTAGATCCACCACGTTTTGGTTTACCAATTGGGGGATTTTTTTTCTTTTCTTCTTCAGTTAAAAATTCAGCGTCATCTAAAAATGGTAAACCTAAATGAATTGTTTGATTTTCAACTATTACTGATTTTCCAATTTCTGATTCAAGTAATTCAATTTCTTCTCTGGTTAATTTTAATAAACCTTCGCTATATAATTTTCTTGCTTCGTTGAATAAATCAAAATAAGCTTTTGATTCAGGACGAAATATATTTTCAAATAAACTTAAACCGTTTTTGATATGAAAAGCTAAACCAGCTGATACTTCATTTAAATCACCTTCGTATTCCATTTTTTCTTGAACTGCTTTAATCAAATCAGAAAAATGGTATGATTTAGTAGCACCGTCATTTAAAGTAATAGCATAAAACGGGTGTTTTGCTAATGTTATTTCACCTTCTTTACCATCGGTTGTTTTTACTTTTTCACCTTCGGCAAATTTTACATCTTCTTCTAAAAGACGTTCAATAGATTCTCTAATTAAAACTTTTAAATGTAATGACATTATTTTAAAAATTTCAATTTGTAAATAGTAGTAGTAATAAGTTCACAAATCATATCTACTTGATTTTGAACGTATGAATCTTGAGGTAATTTATTTCTATTTTGCTCAACATACATTTCTAATGCTACAAAATAAGCAATAATTTCTTCACATGAAATATATTCTCTTACTTGGCCCGGAGCTGAGTATCCGGTAATAATACCTTGTTTTCCTTGAATTGACTCAACTAAAGGATCAATAATATCAATAATTTTTTCATAATATACTCCTAATGCTCTATGAGCAGCATCAGATGGAGTTTGCCAATGGTAGATATGAGCTTGAGTTCTAGAGGCAAGTAAGGTTGAAAAAAAGCTGGCAATTGGGTTCATTATTTTTTAATTTTTTCGGCTTCGTCTAATTTTTTTACTTCTGTTTCTAAAGCACCTTTTAATTTAGCTAACATAGCTTCTTTTTGCTTTAATTCATCTAATAATCTTTCTGCATCAGCAAAATGGGCATCACGAGCACCTGGATTAGCCATAGCTTGTTGCATGTGATTTTCAATTTCCATTTTAACCATCTGAATATCTTCTTCAATTTCGGATGCTTTATTTTCACCTAATTTAAGATTTTCTCTCATTTGGTTTCTCATTTCTTTAATTAATGATTCACCAACTTTTTGAGCTTTTTCAGCAGTTTTGTACAAACCGAATATATTATCAAATTCTAAACCA